CAAATCTGCGCGGATAGCCTTCTTCTCCTGTGGGCTTTCTTCCATCTCTGGCACTTGCCCCTCTTGCATTTCCTCCTCTTGAGGCTGTGCTCCTTGCTTCGGCGGCGGTAGTTGGGCGGGCGTCCGTGAAGGGACCTCCTCCTTACTCTCATCGTCGCCTTGCTGCAATGCCAATACAAACTGAGGATCAGTAGCTAGTGGGACAGGCAGCGGGCCAATGATGTCAGCCATCGGCCCATCATAAGGCTCTTGGTCTAAGTCATCCCGCGCCTCATCAAATGTGCTCACCTTCCATTCCACATTGTGCTTTGCCATCTGTAAACGCTGATCTACGATGCGAATATCGTCAAACTTGACGATGTATTGCCCACCATATTCAGGCACAATCAATTGCGTCGTTACATCAGCGGCCATGAGTTGCAGGAGAGGCCAGATCACTGAGTCAATGAGTGCTGACTTTGCCGCCTCAGCATTTGCGCGGTTTGCTCTGGCCGACCAATACCCTTCTGGAAAGCCAAATACGCGGTCAATCTCATCACGTGACATTCCGCGGCTGCTAAGATATTCCGCCTCTTTTGGAGTGAGTGAGAACCGCTCTATCTGCACATCACCAGCACGCGCTATAAGGTAGCGCATTTGTTTCTGTATCAATTGCTCAAGAAGCTCAGTCTTCGCTTTTTCATAAGTTGGCTGCGCCAACTCTGCTCTCAAGGAGATGAGCGTTTTCAGTGTCATCTCCTTGTCAAAAGTATCCAAGTTCCAATCGGCAGCCTTTGTATCAGTCAGCAGTGGGCGCAGATAGGCGCTGACAGGGGAAAGCCCCCGATGGTAGTCAAAGGGATTGGGGAAGCGGAAAAAGACAATTTGCTGAGGCAAAAATGTCACGCCCCGCTCACTGTTGTTGCCAGGTGTATAGCGGTAGCCTGAGATGTACTTGCGCTTGTCTGGAATTGGGCGCATGCGACTGGAGGGCAAGGGCCAAATTTGACGCAGTGACCCTGTGCGGTCAAAGATTTTGAGCCAGTAGGCTTCACCACGTAGCAGCCACCACCAGAAGGTGTATTGCTTGAGCAGCATGCCGCTCCAGTGGGGATTAGGTTGCCGCATCAGACGTTCAAATTCGTGATCAACGATTTCTGTGGTTTCTTCACCCTTGACTTCGTGAACGCCCATCTTGGCTTGACTGCTCTCAGTTGCCACCACCCGGACATCACTGAAAACCCATGAGGACGTAACAGCTAACTTTTCGTTTTGGATTTGCCTGGCATCCTCTGTGGAAGTGATGAGCTCCGCTGTACCAAGAGGAGTCTCACCAGCATAGACGGCACTAATACTGCCCCCCCGCCTGCGTGCCTTGGTGTATCCCAGTCTTTCTAGGTTGCGTTCTAAGAAGCGATCAAACCATTTTGGCATATTTGCTTCCTGCCTTTGCCCCCTCCCCCTCGGGCCAGGGACGCCTGGTTAACCATCCCTGGCCCACAAGGAGGAGAATGTCAGCAGCCCATGCTGCCTCGTCCCATCCGTGGACGGCTTGTTATCCCTGTCCCATCTGCGCCAGTTGAGTCACAGGAAGACACCAGATGCACGATTAATCTCATCGCACGACATCTTGCGACCGTCAATATACTCAGCTTCCTTTGGTGTGAGTGCGAGTATCACCGCCTCAATCTCTGCAATATTTGACGCATCCTCATAAGTGATGCCTGTGTACTTCTCCAAGTCAATCCCAGTCCCGCACCCAGAGCAAGTGTGAGACACAAAGTCACAGGTGGGGGCATAATAAACATCCTCTTCCTCTGTTCCGCACTCTGGACAAATGACTGTCAAGAAATAGCGAGCGCCCATTCTATCTTCCTAGCATTGCTTCAATTCTATTGTAGAGTTGTGGTTTCCAGCGCCCACTCTTGACAGACGCCCACCCAGGGCAAATAGTTGGATACAAGTCACGGTGTCCCCGAACTGTCGTTAGGGTGACATTCATATCTGAATGGTTAGTCGCCCATACCGCAACTCTAGCCGCCGCAACCAACTGTGCCTCTGATGGTCGGTGAATATGTAATTGCCCTGCCAGGCCAACGGATAGATTTTTGTTAGAATGCCCCTGATGGTCGTGCCAGCAGCCGTCGGTCAAAGCATTGCACAACAAAATTTCTCCTGTCTCCGAAACCCAAATTGTATATGGAATAGACGGCCTCCCGCCACCTTTATTGACATAATGTTCCGCCGTAGCATGCGGTGAATTGCTCAGCGTATGATGGAAAGTCAGCCCAGTGATCTGGTCTAGCCGCCGCTGCCACCACCCATTTTTAAGGCTACTAGGGCAATTGTCGTTTGTGGCAAGTTCACCGCTGATGTCTCGATCCCATACATTTTTTGACTCTGGTTTGGGATGCTCAATCACCACTGCCAAGGGAACAGTAACCGATACCATACCAGCCTTGATTACAACGGTGTCCCCATCCTTAACAATTATCTCACCCATAACGCGCCTCCAGTGCATATTCTGAACGTGCTTCCAATAGACCTAGCAGCGCTGCCTGCCAATAAGTGCGATTGCCATTTGTAACGGTGTGACACACGTGACAAAGTGTAATACAATTCTCTGACACTGTATTGTTTTTGTTATAATCCATGTGATGCACATCTTTTCCAAAGAGCCTACATACGGCGCAGGTATGCAAATCTCGCTCCCTGATTTGCCTCTTAAATCGCTCATTGAATTCAAGTGGATATGGCTCAAATGATATGCCACCTTTCCAATTGGCTGCGCGTTCTCCAGTACGTGACTTGGCTAAACAAGAACGTGAGCAAAAGCGGGCATTCTCTGTTTCACTTGGCAGTCGCTCAAACGTCTTACCGCACCACTCACAAGTGCAAACAACTCTTTTCTTTTCCCGCCGCCGACAAGCTAGAGAGCAAAATATTCGTGCTCTGCTTCCTTTGGCAAGGCAAGGCTTAACATCAAACAGTTGTCCACATTGCCTACAGATAAGCGTCACCCTGCCAGCCCAGTCAGGATGATTCTCACCGCGCTGATGTATTGATTTCCATTGATCCGTACACTTCCTGCTACAAAAATTACTACCTTTAACTGCGGGGCGTCCCCGCTGATAGGGGTTGCCACACTGTTTGCATGTCAGTGTTACTTTACCGCCTTGCCAATTACGGGCATTTTCTCTTCTACAATGCTCAGATTGCCATTTTCCATAGCAGGCAGCAGAACAGAAACGGGCATTTGGCCTCTGTTTCAAATAGATTTGGAATGTTTCACCACACCAAACACACATCCGCATCACCTTGCTGCCGTTTTGATGTTTAGTGTAACATGTCTTAGAACAAAACTTGGTTGTCTTTTCCTGACTTGGGTAGATATGGAAGAACTCTCCGCAAGTTTTGCATTGCTTTACAATCATATTTATATCTTACCATAGTTCTTGCAGAGATCAACTGTATCGCTCCAAGAGAGCATTCATGATACTCTGCGTCTCTGGCTCTCGGATTTGCCAGCTAGACCAGCCAGTACCAATCCCAGTCGTGAAGAGAACCATGCCCAGATAACGGTCATCATGTCCCTGATTCCACTCAACAATTAGTTCATCGGCACGCATGATGTCGGTCAGGTAGCGAGGCCAGTCACCGTTGTAACACTCAGGGTCTTTCCAGCCAGCAGTTGCCAACAGGCTTACCCAATCGCCATTGGCCTGCACTCCAAAACTTGATGAACCAATGTGAATGAGATACGGTTCATCACTGGCGCGAAAACCAGCACGCGCCGTCGCGTCCACTGGACATACTGCTGCCGTTTGCCAAGATTGCATACCCGCACGAGCCAAACTGGCCTCACCATCACTTGACCGACCTCCCACCGCCCCGCCTTCACCGCCATACCACCGCACATGAATGCCGTGGGATACAAAGACTTTATCCATCTCAACCCACCTGCCCGCCAAATAGGGCCATAGGTGATCTGGTTCACCATAGTCCTGGTTTGCCAGCCAGTAGGAATTGCCTTGCCAAGATGGTTTGCCATTTCGCCGAACAAAAACTAACCCGTTTGGTACAGTTACACAATATACTTCTCCAGCATACCGGTCGTTTGATATGTATTGTTTACTGGTACGTGGCGTTTTCCTCTTTTTCCCCAAGGATATGACATAATTTTCCTCTCTGCTCTCTGACAGAGTGGTGATATAACCCAACTTCAAAGCCAATTCTTGAAAATCATCGGCCAGCCTTCTTGACGATGTAAAATATGTCTCATCCTTATGTCCATCACCTAACATCATTGCCTTAAACAAAATTCTCAGTTGTCGTCTTGATAAGGACATAATTTCACGAGGTAGATATTTCTCTTTAGAATATCCAAATTGTCTCAGGTAGTGGGCCAGTTGTACGTCGTGCACTACCCAAGTACCAGATGATTTTCCATCATATTTGTAATATTTTGGTTCATAGCCAATTGCCTCTAAAGCCTTTCCAATGGAGTGAGATACAGGCCCAGGGTTTTGGCTAATGGATACATTTCCACTTTGAGAAACACTCCCCTCTGTGATCCAAAAGCCAAAAAATTCAAGCCAGGCATCCATTGGTACTTTTCGCTCAGACCTAGTGTGATAGTGCTCATACTGATTTATACGGTTACGATAATGAGGAATAGTGAAGAACTCGGCATTGACGCCTATATATTCACCAAAATCCCTCTTTACTTCAAAGTTATCTGGCAAATTTCCTGCCTCAACAAAACCAAATCCTCGTAGATGATCATTCGGGAATTTCCGCTCCTTGCAAGTGTCACGAATCCACATTCTATGGTTTGGAGTTGTAAGAGTATCCACTTTACCGAAGAGGTGTATCATTGACCCACGATAGTGGTAATGATAATAGTCTGTCGGCAATTGATATTCAACCTTTCCAGTATCCTTATTCAGAGTGGCAACTGAGGTTGATTTGTTGTTCTCTACAAAATCCTTGATATTCATCCAGCCACTTTGGGTTAAGATGTCTGTATCTGCTGAAAAACAGTGATAACCCATCATCCCGCCCGCCTCTTCACACCTGCGGGCTAAGGGCACAAGCAATTCATATTCAGATTCGTGAGGATTCCCAACCGCTGCTGTGAAAACTGCTGGTTTAACAGGCAATCCAGTTTCCGCCAAGACGTCAATGAACGCTATATCAAAATTCGCAGCGCGGGTTACAAGCGGCGCATTCAGAGACGGATACACTTCATTGAGGGATTCCACATAGAAATATGGTTCTGCCAAATCGGGAAATTCACTTGCCATCTGGTTGCATATTTCATACAGGCTATCCCTGAATTTGTCAATCCACTTTTCTGCCCCTCTGTAGGGGTCAGGATTTTCCAGCGTGTCGTGGTAATCGTTTGTAAAGTATCTGTATATGACCACAGTATGGGGAGAGACCCGCTTGATACCAGCCACATCGTGCATAGAGAAAACCTTCATCACAGATGGTTGCACATCACGTGTAAAGTCCTCCCATCCACCCGTCATCGTTTGCAGATGTAGCCCGACGCATCCCCTGGTCTCCCTCGGTAATGGCGGCGGCGGCGGTGGCGGCGGCGGCGGTGGAGGAGGTGGGGGTGGAGGAGGTGGGGGTGGAAGTGGTTCACCCTCAAACACCTGACATAGTTTGGCGCCTATATCTGCCGCTGTGCAGGTCAAAGGCACATACTGAATGTCTGGATAGTGCTCCGTGAAAAAGCCTTGCAGACTATCAACCCAATGATCTGGATTGATTGCCACGACGCGCCGATAATCCAAGTTAGCCACACCGGCATCGTCGGCGCTTCCTCCAATAGTGAATCTATGATCATTCCACACACCCAGCATTGGTGCAATCATCTCGCTGCCTTGATTGGGTGGTAGTAAAACATAAGTGCGCTCATACTGTACACGCGGCTGCCCACGCCACGGCTCTGGTGGCGGCTCAGGCTCCTCAATGACTTCCAGGTAGGCATTGTCGAAATAGGCATCAGAGGTCCTAAATTCCCACAGCGAATGAGCACGTAGATAGACAGTCACTTCCCCACTTGTAGGCGCAATAAACTCAACTGGCGGAACCATGTAGTATGCATTGTAGATGTGTGCTATTGGTCCCCACTGAACATCATCTGCGAATGGGTCAGATTGGATTGGACCAACACCAACACTAAACGCAAAATTGCCGATTGCATCATTGAGAGGATCACCGTTCAACGGAGGCACTTCATCTGGCGTGAGATAAACAGGCCCACACCCTACACCCGCTGAACAGTGTCCAGACACATCAAGCTCCCCAGTGTGTGCTGACCAGGCGTGTGCGCGGACTGTGAATCTGTACCGTGCCCCTGGCGTAAGCCCCCCAACTGCTTGATACAATCCAGCATGCTGACGGCCAAACATAGTAAATGCCTGGAATGCCCAATCGCCATCATAGATGCGTGCCGGGTCAAGGAATGGAGACTGACGCGGGATAACCCTCATCTCTGGACGGCGGTATCTACCCTCCTCCCACCAGGCAACCCACCCCGCTGGGACACATATCTCCCCGAATTCAACCTCAATGTGGGTATCGCGCGTCCATTCTCCGGGCTGAGTGATGCCCTCAAAACTCGGATTTTGCAGTAGTTGCTTGCTCATCAAGCCTCCATTAGACTATCGCAGGTATCTAAGACTATCACAGGTGTCTCGCGTTGTAAGCAGGCCTAAAATGCAGCCGATCACTACGCCGAATACAAAGGCCACACCACCCATATCTAATTACGCTGCTGCAACTCATCAATCCGCTGAAACGCCTCAGTCAACATTGTCTGTAATTTCAAAAGTTCCCGCTCCAATGTCTCATTGGCGACTTTCAGACTTTTATTCTCCGTTTGCAGAACCCCAATGATAGCATCCTTCTTCCGTGCTGCACACTCCAGAATGTCAATACGGTGGAGGGCCTTGTCAAGCATCGCCTGGAGTTGCTTGCCTTCCCGCTGGAGGATAACAACTAGCCGATGCTCTTCCTCGTTCCGTTCCTCAAGTGAAATGATGCGGTCGGCATTAAACTTACCTTGTTCTCGCAGGTCTCCTATCATCTCAGCCGCAGCGCCAGCCACGAGGTCAGCCATAGAGCCTACTTCTGAGCGTGCGGTCTCAGCCTGTAACTTTGCGGCCTCTGCCTTAATGCGCTCAACTTCGGCCTTATTGCGACGCGCGGCGCTTTTGGCAGAATAGAATGCGGCTAGGCCCGACAGGCCGCCAGCTGCGCCAAATATAGCAGATATGGCAGCGACGATTAGTGCAATGTTGGAATCATTCATTTTTTATCCTGTATGCTGGCACAGGTGCATATCGGCCATCCTTGGTGTGAATTCGCTTTTGCACCCTTTCAATGCGTCCTGCCTGAATCGCTGCACTGACTGCCTTTCTTGCCCGTGAGCGAGAAAGACTCAGCAAATCAGCGATTTCATCTACGCTCAAGGCATTCTGATCAAATCCAGCATCACTGACCTGCAATGCCTTCCTGAATTCCCGTACAAGCTCCTCTCTGGAAATATCTAGGGTGCGCTCCATATTTTCCTCTTCAATGTGGGCGGACGCCAAGACATGGGCTCAAAAGTGTATTGACCATCTTGGCAAGTAAAGACCAAGCCTCCAATGGCCTCAAATTCTGTTGCACCAAGCCGCCGCGCATGTGCTGTCGTGAGCAGCCAGGGGAAGCAATAGAAAAACTGTGGCTTCAGCCTCTTATTGCCTGGCACATATTTGTGAACGTGTGCCCTGACTGCAATATCTGGTACTTTTTCACCCCGGTCTTGATATTCATCGCGGATGATAGCAGCGTGGCGGTTTGGCGCAGCGTCCAGTGTCCAAGGGCGACGTGAGAATGTCTGAGGATGATGCGCTATGTCAAAGAGCACGCCAGCGGCATTCATTTTCAGCCACCACCATGAGTGAGTGCCAGCTTGAGCATCTGGCTCAGTGTTAAGGTCTTTTGCAACCTCTTCTTCCAAATTGGCTCGACGGCCCGTATGTGCTTCTGTGCCACGAATGATAAAAATGTGGTCAGCAGCCATGACGGGCTCCAGGGCGTCCGCCGTCATCCTGATTATGTCTGATCTGTTCTTCGTGATCAGGCCCACGTTGTCATGGACATTGAGATCATTCAGGTCGCCATTAATGACAGCATAAACCTGTGCGCCAACTTTGGCTGCCCGTGCAAACACACCTTCCCAAAATTCTAGCCACGCAGACCATAGGGCACGCTGCCCCTTACTTGGATGATATGTGCCGCCGTCATCCAGTTTTACGCGACGCGGACAAAGGCCAACGGTCCTGCCAATGTGTGTGTCTGCTACAATGGCAACGATAGCAGGGGGATTGTCCACGTTCTTACTTTTTGGACTTTTTGGTAAGATACTTCGTCGCGCTGTAGACAGACTGGTTGCCGATCAGCGCGCCGACGAGCACCCTGAGCAACCCCAATGCGCCAGCCTGCGTGCATTCCACCACACCCACGACGCCATAGCAGGCCAGGCCAAAAATGGAGATTGCTACGAGGACAAGCACAACGCCCATCACGGCCTGCTTGTGTTTTGACTCCAGCTTGTCAAACCAGTTCTTGACACCTGGAATGTAGGCGAACACGAGGGATAGAACGACGCCAGCAATGACACCAAGTTCTTCAGCAGTCATGTTTGACCTCCTAGTTATTTTGGACACTCAATGCAAACACCACATTCAATATCACGATCCGCCCTAGTGTCTAGTATACCAAATTTTTGCGCTGTTGTCAATAGCTCACAATCTTCATGCGAGCTATCAGCTAGCAGGGCCTGCAAGAGCAACCCCGCCCGCAGCCACTTGATCATGGCCCAGGTGTTTGTTCTGGTTACCTTATTTCTCTTCTTCATGCAGATCATTCCCACCCAATTGCTGTAAGCAACTCCTTCCAGCGGTGCGCGTATGTATGTTCAGCCAGTGCCCTCTTGCGCGTGCGTGCAACAATCTGTGCGCGGTGCTCAGGCTGTTGGATATAAGTCTTAATGCACTTGCGGGCATTGAGGGGTTTCGGACGTGGAACCTGAGCATATCAAGGTTGTGTAGTGATGTAGCGACTGAGCATACCAGCTTGGTAAGCAGCGAGGGCGGCATGGCGTGCATGAAACGCGCCGCAGCATGAGATGATGACGCTATCTTTTAGTTCCTTATTCTGAAATGTAGATAACATACTATAGTGTCATCTTAACATCTGTGTGTGTTGGCACAAACCAAGCAGAGGGTAGCATAACAATCTCTACAGAGTTTCACTGGCTCCTGAGCAACAAAGAAGTGACAATCGCCGTTGACAGCATCAAGGGTAGCATAACAATCTCTACAGAGTTTCACTAGCTCTCCACTAACGCTGCACCCACACTTGGAACAGAGTTTCCCATTTGCACCAATTCCATCTCTCAAATTCTTATTCATTTCTATTATCTCCTCTTCTTGCCTTCGTTGATTCTGGTACTTTCCGCAAAAAGCTATATTACTCCAAGTGTAAAACCTGTCCATATTTCAAAACCCCATCCTTTTGATTTAGCGTGCATAACTCCCGCAGTGAGTTTTTCAAGCACTTTTGGAATATCCAATCTCCAAGCAGCTTTCACTTCCACGAGGGCGGTGTACCCGTCTTGCCAATAAACAAGAATATCGGGGCGGTATCGTCGTGTGTCACCAAACCTGTCTTTGTATACAATTATGAATGGTTCAACATTATAAGATAAAACATCATCATTATCATCCAGTAATCTAAATGCTTTGAGTTCGTAGGATGAGCGGTAGAATACTTTTCCTGCCTTTGTGCTCGTATAGTGCCCGCTTTTCCCCCTTGAGTATACATTCTCTGCTGAGCGGTTTGTTACCGCAACACTTATCTTTTGTCGTGCTTCTGCACTCATAATCCAGCCCGCACGCTTTTCTTGCGTCAAGCGGGTTTTCTCAGTGTCTAATCCCATACATCGCTGGGAGCAATATTTCCGCTTTCCTTCATCATGCTTGAGTATCTTTACTTCTCTGCCGCATATGATACACTCAAAAGTTGTACTGTTAGTTTTGTGTCTGTGCTTGCCATAGCACTTACGACTACAGAATTTCTGTTTACCGTAATGCCTAGCTGTAAACGGCTCACCGCAATCTAGGCAAATACGAACGTTTCCCCCGCGCCAGTTAGGGTTGTTTTCTCCACTGTAATTCCGACGCTTGCTGTTTGCTTTTGTTTTGGACATCGCTTTTCCAATAGACAAATGATTACTGAGTGAATATCTCTCCCTCCTTGTTGGCAGTGGGGCCAGATTGTTCATTATAGCGTCCAGTTTCTTTATACATTCTCTCTGGACAGCTATGCAATTGTGCCAAGACTAGTTGCATCAGTGGCTTGCCAGCTTCCAATAGATTGGGCCAGGGTGCAATGTTTACAAGCTCCCATGTCCAGTCAGTTCCCCCTCTCGCATTGTCACCAAAGCCCGGATCGCCATAACCAGCGTGCAGGTGCTCAATGCCACGCCGCCCAGTGCTTGACTTGGAAAACAGAATAGCAATCATATCGTCTGGTATATGTGTAATTTCCATAGAGGAACACAGCACAAATTCACCTGGTCTAAGTAGATATGTGTCAAACATTTTTGGATCTGTCCAGTGCGGAAGGCCAAGCCTATATGCCAATCGCCATAATATTGGCTTCCAGTACCAGCACGGCACACAAATAGTGTTGCCTAATCGCAGATCAACCGATGCTGGATTGATGCAAGCAACATCAAACGGAGTTAATCCCCCCTTATAGGCCCACTGTCTCAATTTGTAGTCTGGTAATATGGTCATAATTCTATTTGCCTCTGCGTCATCTATAATCTACCACTCGCCATCCACAATCTCATAAACCTCAAGATGCGCTGGATTGCAGCAAGCTCGGTTGCCGCAAGTGTGGCGGATTCTGTGATATGGCGGCAACGGGCCGTGGGTCTCCCACCAAACTGCGTAATGGACGGGAATCTCTACGCCGTCCTCGCCGCGTATCCGGCCATAGTTGGATAGGTTTGTTCCACCAGTCCAAGGCCAACATTCGTCGGGCCCAGTTTTCGCAATTTTAGCCCAGAGGCGTTTTGTTAGGGGGGTTTTGGGTCTAGCCATGTCATTCCTCAATTGCCATCGTTGGCAATCTCACTCGCCGCAGCCTTGATTACACTATGCAGACCAATCCAAGCAACTGCTGCCTCATTCTTGCCGCCGCCATGCTGAACACAACACGCCGGTGCATTCCCTAGTTTTGGCTCAAGGATTCGGCAACTCCAAGGGCGCTCAAATGGGGGCAGCACGCATCCCTCTTCTTCCGTCCAAAAACAACATGCACCGCCCCAAGAGGGACAATACAATCCACGTCTGTCTGTCACCACCCGTGGTCGAATGTAGTATCCGCAACTAACTGCCTGCGGGTCAGAGGAAGGTAATCCTCGTGGATCATCTTCCCACCAGTCAATAACCCAGTTTCCAGTTTTGAATGCAGTCACGAGTGCGTCTTTCAAATCATTGTCAAAACGCGCGAAGTCTTCTGGCTTGGTCGCGCCAGACATGCCCTGGCAGCACTTTCCGCCACACTCGGCGCAAATCTCAGGAGCTAGGTATTGCTCGATGTCGCTCATAGTTCCACTTCTCCCTTACCGCGCAGCAGTGCCGTCATTGTATCCTCCTTTTAAGAATGAACACAAAACGCCGCCCGTGACGAGTTGGCTTCCTAGTTGTCAGACAGTGAAGCGGATGTGTTTCTCACGGGCGGCGGTTTGCCTATAAGCGATAGCTTATAAAAACGAAATCCGCCTCTCACTATCTGACAGTCATATTTTACCACGAAATGAGAGGCTTGTCAAGCAAGTGGCGTGATTTGCCAGTGACCAGGTGTAAGATTGAGGACAAAAGACAGGAAAAAGGCCAAGGGTGTAGGATTGGGGCCTTTCTGGGGTAATATGCCATTACCACATAACGTTTTGTGGCATGCAGGAGTTCCCATACAAATACCTACAGAAACTACACCCTTCACCCATACACCACTACATATAGGGGTAGTGCATACCCCCAACCACCACATATAGTGGTTTTGCAAAAACCAAACCTACACCCAATCCTACACTAAAGCTACACCCACCCTACACCCTTTGTACTCTCTCTGTGCGCGTTACGTTGGATATGGCAATATTACATTACAAAAGGTGTAGGCAGGGTGTAGCTTTGGTGTAGCTTGGTGTAGGTTTGAACATCATGAATTGAGGCAAGCGCTTGACAAGAACCTCATTATGTGGTAAGATAGTGATGTCACAGGAAGCCGCTAGGTGGACACTTTTATTATGGGTATAGCGGTGAAAGCCGATAAACCAAACGAGACCGGCCCCGGTTCCTGTGACAAGGATAGCCACCTGTGGGCCGGTCTCCTGCTTAAATCAGTAATGGCAATGACGGAGGCATAATGACAATTGCAATCCATGACAGCGAGGCCAGGTTGACCATTGAAACACTAGACAATGAAACTTACCGTCAATTTCTCAATGTGAAACGTTTGCCCCGCTACGATGTTACACCAGGCACTAACGGTGATTGGTGTATCACATTTCCTGCCATTTATGCAGACCGATTTGGCATAGATTACAGTGCGCAAGAGCTTGACTTGCCGCTTCCCCTGCCAGACGTGATGTTTGACTATCAAAAGGTCATCACCCGTGTATCATGGCGCAAGAAGCGATATGCTTGCTTTGCGGACGCGGGATTGGGGAAGACACTTATTTTTTTGGAGCTTGCCCGCCAACTTGCTCATCTAGGCAAGAAAACCCTCATTATCTCGCCGCTGATGATCATCAATCAGACAATAGAAGAATCAATGAAATTCTATGGTGATGGATTTCACATCGTCAATCTCTATACGCGCCAGCACTATGGCGGCATTGGGCCTAACAATATCCGCGCATTTGCCAAGGATAGC